AAGCAAGCACCCTAGACCCCAACACTAAGTCCTGGGTGGCCCAGAAAATCACTGACGCTGGCCATCATGACCTGGCACAAAAATTATCCTCTGGTGAGATGCACCCCCATAAGGTTGCTGATGCTCTTGACGACCGCAACTTTCATGGACTGTCAGCTGCACTTCGGGCGTCCCCTGGCGATGACATTCCTACCATTATGCACGGCGAGCAAGCCCACAACGACTTTGACCTTAATGGGAAGGAAGAAAAGTACATAGATGAGCGCAGAGGGGCACTAGACGCCAAGTACATGGCCAACAAGAGTAGCCGCGACTTTACCGTCACGCGCTTTAAGCCAGAATCTAAGTACCAAGACCACAGCGCTCCAATTAATGCTCTTCTCTATGCCCACAACAACGGCTTGGAAAATGGAGTTATGGCTAAAGAACTAGCCGCACACGTCACGAGTCCTAAGGCTCGCGGTTTCTATTCACAACACATTAAGGACCTCATTCAGGACAGCAACAATAGTGCCGACGAGTGGGGGGCTGGTCCAAAGGACGAACACGGCATAAGGTTTGAGAAGGAGCAACCCGGAGAGCATTCTAAAATTTCTCAAGGGTACGTCAATAAGGCTAAGGCTTTAGGCGACCTGCACGATAAGCTAGGCTTGAACCGCCCAGCCTTTAATCCAAGGGTCGCCAAATCTAAGACCCCGCCCGCCTAAAACAAGTCTAGCACCGGGCTGGTAATCTTTAGTAATTCGTAATATAGCTGCTCTGGGCTGCTAAAGAATATCTCGTGGGTAAACAAGGTTTTGCCGATCTTGGCAAACGGGCGGTCAAACGATGCCGCAGCCCTAACCGTCACGACATTCTCATTACCGTTGCCCTCATACGCGACCCTAACACCACAGGCAACAAGAACGTCTGTCTTTGTGCGCTCTGTTTCTTCAAACAGAGCTGCTGCCTCGAGTAGGTTTGCGGCGATTAGGCTGCGGTAGTTCACCTGACTCTTAGACCATCCCTCAACCCCAGCTGGAAACCTCGCCAAGACAGCATCTTGGGCGTCCCTGTGGGCGAAGTCTTCAATCACGTCAATCTCTTTGTCAAAATAAGAGCCGCTATCTTGTAGTACGTACAAGTCGGCTAGAAAAGTCATATCAAGCATTACCCTCGAGGTGGCTTCGCCAGGGATAGTAACTTTAACTGTCGTGTCTATCTCAGCCTCAGCCACAGAATTCACGCTCTCCTTTAGGTCGCTCAGCCAGTTATAGATAACAGCCTCGATACTTGGCTGGCTTTCTAGGAATTGGTTGCTGCTGTTCATACTAGGCTCCTTCGTTGTTACATACCCCTTATCGGCATATCCCAGAAAAACTTTAGAGCTATTTTAAAAAATCATATAACATGCTATTGTTGTTGGGAAGTTTTTTGCGCTTCGCTGGTTTGCCGAGTTGCGTCAGCGTTTCTTGATACGCCAAGGCTTGTTGAATTTTTGCTTTACGGTCGCGCCCGAAAACCTCAACCTTGTGGTTTGGGAAAGTGTGCAATCCGCTTTCGCCGTGCTTTGATTTAAAAACCAGTTCGGTGTGCTGATGTTCAGTAGGCACACCGTTTCTAACTGACTTTACAATTCCGCCGTTCGGGTTGATGCTGATGATTTCTACCTTGGTTTCATACTGGTCGCCGCCTTCGGTGAAGTGTGTGCTGCGAATCACATCACCAACAACCAACTCAGAAACCAAAACTGTGCATAGTTCGCGGAAGTAATTCTGTGCCGCATTGCCACGCTTCGTCAGCTGTTCACCGCTGCCTTGGCAGCCGAAGCAAACCGTTCCGTATCGCAAATTGAAAGAATAGTGGCCGGAACCCTGGCAGCGGGAACACACCTTGGACTCGAAAAGCAACTTGCTGGCCATAATGCTCCCCCTTGTTGTTGTATATACCCTTATCGGCAGATCCCAGAAAAACTTTAGCTTGAAGTGAGGTATTTTTCTTGTTACCTTTGGGGTCTGGCAATGACGCCAACTAAAGAGACACAAAAATGACCCAAGCTTTTACCCAAACCGTTACTTTCCTTGCCGATTCTCTCGTCAGCCCGAACCTATACAGCCCTGAGTCTCGCGAAGCTGTCGCTGCCCTGGTTCGCACTAACCCCTCCGATCAAGAAGCTGTCGCTGCCGCCCAAGCTGCCGCTAAGGCCTCCTTCAGTCCCGAGATGAACCAAGCGCTTGCCAATATCGGAGCGACGTATCCTTCTGATACGGTTCAGGTTGGCTTAGAGCTTGGCTCATTCTTGTACGAAACCTACAGCCACGGCTCCATCGTTGGTAACGCCCCTTTGGCCAAAGCTGCTCACAAGCAACGCCTGGGGCAGCTTGCCGCCCGCCTCGACAAGCCTACCTTCCTCCTGACCGCAGATGAGTCCGCGGTAATCAAGAAGGTGCTTGAAACCCCAGAGTCCTGGGCCGCTTCGAGCTATACAGCCTTTATCGCCGTTGGTGATCAAAAGCTCCTCCTCAAGATGAATGCCCAGGGTGCTGAATATTTTAGCGAAGTGATCGAAGCCGCGACTAGCCTATTCCTGGAGCCAACCGATGTCACATCAGCAGAACCAGCAGTTTCAGCAGCCGCTGAAGGCTGAGCCTACGCCGCTCACCAGGGCGGCGATGCAGTTTTTGAAAGAACAAAGCGCTCCTATTGGTGGATTGCAAGACAACCATGTTAAGTGGCTAATTCTATTCACCAAATCGTATTTTACGGTCGATAATGCTGTAATGGCGTTTGACTTTCATTCGACGCCAAAGCGGATTTTCATTCAGCCGATTCCAAAAAAAGACGATCATTTCGGGCACTTCGAGTGGACAGTGTGGCGTACCAAGCTAAAATACGGTAAAGTAGAGAAGGACTTACCGTCCTTTCTCGGCCTAGACCAATTTACGATCGAGTTTTGCCGTGTCGCTCCCGAAGGAAATAGAATCGAAACAACCCCAGCGCCGAGTATTGTCGGGGGCGAACCTCCAGCTCAGTCCTGACAAGGAAGCTGGACCGTTCATGTTATTCTTGATGGGCGATAGCGTCGAGGGCGTAGCTGCTAAAACCAGTTATCCCCTCGATGTCCTTATTTATACCGCGGCGCATTATAAATGGCGCGAAAAGCGCGACTCCTTTCTGGAGGCCGGCAAGCACATAGACTTGGTACGCGATCTTGAGAAGTCGATGCTTAATAACCTCCTGGTCGCGACATGGCAGCTTATTAACCAAGAGGTTGGCGAAGTTATGGCGGGCAAGAAGGCGCTAGACGCCTGTACCTTCGTGCCAAAGTCGATGACGGGGGTGCAGAAGCTCCTTGAGATGGTGGACAAGATCAATGGCATGGTCGCACCGGCACCAGAGCAACCTACTCAGACAGTGGTGCATGCTCAGAACGTCCAGATTAATAATCATACCCCTCAGACTCCCGAAGAGAAGCGCCGAGAATTCTTAAAACAATTGTCCGAGCAGGCCGAGGTCTAATGCTAGATCTTAATACCCTAACTGCCGAAGAGCGCCGCGACTTTTTCTTTGAGCCCTGCAAGACCAGGGAAGAGCTGCGCCAGCACATGCGAATCTTCCTTAAGGTTGATTTCCCGGACGTTATTGTGGACGAGGAGTCTACATCGACTCCGTTTAATTTTGTGTGGCAGGTGTACAACACCATGCTTACTGGCAAAGGCCCAACAAGACACGTAGTTGCAGCAAGTAGGGGTAGTAGCAAGACGTTATCGGCGTGTGTGATCCGGTTCTATGGCATGACAGTGTTTCGTCGTAATGGAACCCATCTTGCCGCTAACCTGCAGCAGTCCAAGGCCGCGACAGACTACCTAAGCAAGTTCCTTAAAATCCCTGAAGTACAACCCTATGTTGCGGTGAATAACCAGCGCGAGATTATGCTCAAAGGGCTGCCCCCGAACTCCTATACTGCCCGTGACGAGGCCAAGCTCCAGGTCGCAGTAGCGACAATGGCGGGGGTTAACAGCCAGCGCGGGTCCTTGAACACGAGGGATGAGCTTGACTTGGTTCCAGCAACTATCCTTGCCGAAGCCGCGTTCATCAATGACCCGACACTCGATGAGCACCGATTCCCTCCGGTCTCGTTAAGTCTTTCATCCAGAAAGACCAATAGTGGCCCTATCCAGAAGCTCCTGGATGAAGCCGAAAAAGGACTCAGTGATCGCCTTTGCGCCCACAAGTGGTCCACGGTTGACTGGATGAAAAGATGCCACCCAAGCATCTATAAACCCGAACTAGGCAAGAAACAAGCCTGGATCAATGTCGAAAACCTGAAGGTAACTTGGCCCGAGCAATATGCGGCGCTGTCGCCGGCTGAACTGCCTATGCAAAGAGAGGTTCAAGCATATGAGGGGTGTCGGACTTGTCCCGCGTTCGTTGTTTGTCAGGGAAGGTCGGTTAAACAAACCGGCACCCAGCGTACTTTACGGGATATCGAGTTCGTTGGTGACTTGATCGAGGATGTAGGAGCCGCCGACAAGATCATTGCACAGGCTTTGAATTGGCGCCCTGAAAATAGTGCAACAATATTCAGATCTTTTACCCGTCATCGGCATCTTCTTGGGTATATCAAGGCGTATAAATGGGCATTCGGTGAATATTTTAATCCTACCCCGGACGATATTTCGCCAGATATGCTAAAAGAGATGCTGGCTAACCCAGATCTTGACGCTGAGTTGCTGCGGTCTATTACGCCAACTAAGTCCGATCTGTACGCCAGGTTCATAGAGCGCGGCTGGCGGTGCCACTACGGGATTGACTGGGGCTTTTCGCCGGACCCTGCGTGTATTGTTGTCATTATGTTTGATCTAAAGACTAAACGTGCTTTTCTTCTTCACACCGATGCTGCTAACGAATACGCCAACGGAAACTGGGTAGACCATATTGGTCAGAATATATGGCCGCTCTATCCTTGTGATCTTGCCTGCCCAGATAAAGATAAGGGCAGTCCCGGTTACTTCCGTAAGTACCGCATACCAAACATCGAAACTAAGCCTGCCAGGGTCGAGTCAGGGGTGTCCCAATTGCGCGGTCTTCTTTGGGATGTGCAGGAACAACGCGAGAAGTTTGTTATCCTAGATGACGGTGAGTTTGGAAAAAATCGATGGGTGGCTGAGTGCTTTGAGAAGTGGACTCACCCAAAGAACCAAATGGGTTTTGATTTCACTAAGTTTGACGGCAATAGTCCGTATACCCATCCAATCGACGCGAGTCGGTATGCACTAGATTACTTTCTTGACACCCAAAGCATCAAGCTCGCAGTTGCCCAGGTAAAGACCGATGAGCAGGTCCAGGTGGCCGCCTATAAAGGTGACGAGGCCGCCCAGCAGGCGCTAAGAGACAAGGCCGCGGGCGCCACCGGCAGGTCCTTGCTCCAGGAGCACTTTGCCAGCGAGTTCGGACTGGCCAATGTCTTCTCAGAGGCCGATAAACTCAACGAGGCTCGGACCCCAAAGCCGCCACCAAAGCCTGGCGAAGAGAAAAAGACCGGGATCAAGTTTCGGTTCTGAAATTAGCCTATTACAGCCCATGCTCCAAAAGCCCCCAAAGTCGGCTCAGGTGATAAAATCCCCAGGGAGGCCGCTGGCTTGACCATATCGCCCGTTTCAGGGATAATCGCTAGAGCCGCGCAAAGGGGTACCAATGAGTTTGATGAATCTACAGGTCGGAATCTTAATTTACGAAGACCCGACGTCCAATCCAAAGATCCGTACCCCCGATATTACCCGTGAATATCAAGGGGTTCCGGTTGTAAACCCCAAGTCCGATAGTGCTACCCTAGAGCCAGGCGAGTCCAAGGTGATCGCCACGACGTTGCGCTCTTTAGCTACTGATAATACTACACAATTCACTCTTTCACGCCCCTTTAGCTTTCTTGACGTGATGCGCCTCACCTGGACCGGCACCGGCACTAATCCAGTTTTCCGTACCAAGCGCAACCTAGGCACCGATGCAACCAGCCAGGTCACCATGACCAGGGTTGCCCCAAATACCGTTCGCATGACGGGTACTGGCGGAACCCTCCTTTCGAGCGCCGCGGTAGTCGTTGGCGATACCCTGAAGATGGAACCGACCAATGACACCTTCACCTCGGTTTTTGGCGTTCCGAACCAAGGGGTTTACTACCCCGTCCAAGCCAAGGGCACAAACTACATCGACTTCTTGGACAACGGTGGCGCATCATTGGACGCCGTGATCCTGGGCGCTTCGTTTGACCTCCAGCTCCGGGTCTTCAGTGCAGGTACTGTAAAAATTGGCGACACTGTCCAGTTCGAAGGTACGCTAAATGCCGGCAACCTCGGCTCCTTCCAGGTGGTCAACCTCTCTTCAGACTACCTCGAGTTTGTTAATATTTATGGCGTCGCCGAGACGTTCACGAACACCAATACCGTTTCGGTGTTCGATCGTTTAATCGGCCTGGCCCTGATCCGCGGCAATGGTCCTTTCGGCCTGCAGTCTAACGTGCAAGCAACCCCGTCCATCTACAATACGATGCAGGGCGAGAGCCTGCATCTTGGGACCATCCAAGCCCACACTCTGACCGCAAGCAACCCAGGGACCGTGACGCTGTCGTTGTCCTTCCAACTATGCTCGTTGTGCTAACCTATGACAGCAAAAAAAACCAAGCCAAAATCGTCAATTAAGTTTACGTCGGACGCCGCCGCCGAACAAAAACCTAACACGGTCGATCAGATGACTCAGGCGCTACGCAGCCAGCCGCAGCATCAAAGCCTCAATAAGACCGTTAGGCCCCAGACGGTTAAGCGCGACCTTAAGGGCAAGTATGACACCACCAAGGTTGTCTTCTCGTCTAACAACTTCTCTCAGCAGATCGATGGTGTTGAGACAAAGGGCTGGCGCCGCCTTTCGGACTTTGAGCAGCGCGAACTATCCCAGCGCGACCCTTATATTTCTGCCATCATCGCTAACCGCTGCGCCCAGGGTGCTGTGATTGGGTACCCTTCGGACTCTAAGTTCGACAAAGGCTGCCGCATACTTGACCTTGAGCCACCAGACAGAGATAAGTACGAAGATCCTGAAGAATATCACAGAGATGTCCAGATTCACGAGGCCGAACAAAAGGCCATCCTGAAGTGGATCACCAATTGTGGTTCGTCTGATGAGCCCACCCTGAACGCCATGTTTGCTGGCGCTGACCTGACCTTTAAGCACTGCACCCTGCGCGAGTTCTTGGAAGCCCAGATCCGTAACCTCTTGACCTTTGGTCGTGCCGGTACCCAGATCCTCCGCAATGAAGACGGTATCCCAGTCGCCTTCCGTCCAGTGCCGATTGAGACAATCTTCAATCAGCTCACCGACTCCAATATGTGGATCGCTAACGGCGACCAGACCATGCCTCAGTCTCAAGAAGACGCGCAGGAATGGAACGAGATTGACATCGAAGAGCGTCCGGCAGCTTACGTCCAAAAGGTGGACGGGGTTAACATCAACGCCTTCTCGGAAGACGACCTTCATGTCTGGCACTGGCAGAAGCAAGCCCTGTTTGACCTCAATGGCTACCCGTTGTCTCCTATTGAGCAGGCCATCTATATGGTCTGGGTCCATCAACAGACCCTGACTTACCTGAGCAACCAATTTGTCAAAGGTCTTGCCAACAAGGGCATGATCACCATGGAAGCAACCCAGCCCGGCGTCGAGATCAGCGAAGCCGATATGGAGAACTTCCGCCAGCAATTCCATAACTTTGCAACCCGTAATGACAACAGTTCGACGGTGCCGGTTGTTGGTGGACCAATCAAGGTCAACTACATCCCGTTGTCGTCTACCCCAAGAGACATGGAATTCCTCCAGATCGAAGAGCACGTCATTCGCGCTCTTTGTTCCGCATTCCAAATCTCACCCCAAGAGATGGGCTACGGCCACCTTAGCCAGCCCCAAGGTCTCGGCGGACAGAGCAACAAGCAAGAAGACATCATCAAGGGCGAAGAGCGCGGCCTGCGTATGCTCCTGGACATCGTCTTTGACGGCGTCAATAAGATCCTCTACCTGAACTTCCCGGATGCTGAAGGCAAGTACCGCGTCTCTTATGTAGGCGTGGGCGAAGACACTCGCGACGCTGTGATCCAGCGCCAGCAAATGGAACTGAACACCACCGCGACAATGACCAGCTTGTTTGCTGACTCCGAGAAGCACGACGCGGTACCGTTCGGTGGCGATATGCTGTTGTCGAACCAGTTCAACGCCAATGTCGTGCGGTTCATGCTTTATTCAGAGGTCCGTCATCACTTCTTTAAAGACAAAGAAGCCATGAAGAACCCAGCCTACGACTTCATTTGTGATCCTGGTTTTAACCAGTCGTACCAAGGGCTCAAGGTCTCGCCTATCGAGATGCAGCAAGCCCAGGCGCAGATGGGTGCCGAGGGCCAGAAGATGGAACTCGAAGCCAACGAAATGCAGATGCAACAGGGGCAACAGGGGCAGCAAGGCGCAGAGGGCCAGGACCCAAGTCAACAAGAGGCGACCCCAGAAGACGCCGCTGCTGCCGAGGAACAAGAACAGGGCGGTAAAGAGCCTGTCGAGAAGTCCCTGAGCCTGCGCGACAAGTGGCTCCAGGCCCAGAAGCTCCAGAAGTCCACAAACTCCTATATGTCTGCCTGGGTACGCGCCCACTCGAACTAAGGTTCTTGGCCTTGTATAGAATTTATACGGGGCCAAAACTACACCCGACCGGGTATAAATAATCCCTTGTTTCATCAAATGATCCCGGCCGGGAGTATTTTGGGCGGGGCGGGCCTAGAGGCCATATTGTTTGCCCGATCGGTAAAAACCTAATCAGAATATCTAACTACCTTGTACGGATAGATAGACTCAATTTTACTGTCTAACTACCACCCTGGTGTACATAGACAGCTATAATCGACCATAATTGCTAGCGGGTTAGCATTTATATCCTAGTGGTGGCACAAAAGTAGCTAAAAGTATATATTAGGTATCCAAAATGCTCATAAAGTGGCAAAATATACCCATGTAGATTATCTTGAAGAAAGAGCTAAAGTTTTTTCATCGAAGTGCCGATAAGATGTTTATGGTTGTTTACACTTCGGTCCTGCCTGGACAACTGGGCAGGACCAACCTGGAGCCGAGCATGGAACTTAACTGCCTCTACCGTCACCAAGACAATCTGACCTGTGCACTTGAAGTGCTCTGGCAGAAAGACATGATCACTCACCTGGAGCTGACGGTCGCCTGGTGGGCTGTTGGTACCAAGCGCAAGGCTGCCCCTATGAACCGGACCCAGACCATTAAGCTCCAGAAGGACCGACTCGACGAGTGGATCAAGATGGGGTACACTGATACCCTTGTAAACGCTAACACAATGGCGCCAGTATATGACCCCGCTACAGCTACTCCAAAAGCTTGAAGAGATTGAGGCCTCTAAGGCCAAGAGCCCCGCGACTAAAATCATGGGAGCGACCCTTCAGCTTTCGTTATGGGAAAAGTATTTGTTCGGTAGTATGACTAAGCAGCAAAGAGCCTTGAGTCGCAAGCTGAGAGAGACTTTGGCAAAGGAATCCGAGAGGATGCATATCCACGGCATCCCTCTGTTCTATACGACCTTAAGCTACGAGGCAGCTTGCAAGCTTCTATGCACATTGAAGAAGCAGCATCTCAGTCATCTGGTACCATGCTCGGTGGTATCTTTGAAAGGCCGGCGTCATGAAAAAACTAATCTTCATAATTCTTTGCCTCCTCTTGGGAGCGACAACGGTCAGAGCGACTGAGTACCGTCTCCTCGATCTCGAGAAATTCGGGATGGAGTATTGGAAGACCGACCAGGAACGCGACCCTTACCTGCCATATCAGCAACCAGGCTCTACTACACCGGGCGAGAGATGGAAGGACGGTGCTGCGGTCACGTTTAACCTGACCCTGGCTGCCATAGGCCCAGCATCCCTGTACTGGGATAATCGCGTTCACGAAGACAGCACCAACAAGCAAGTGAGATTCATCGGCTGGGAATGGGAGGCAGGAGCGTCATGGGATCGCCAGGTCGATATATTCTGGCACCATCACAGCCAACACCTACTCGACCAAAGCTCAGATATGCGGTATCCCTTGGAAAACCATTATGGTGTTCGATTCACGTTTTACGAGCGAGCAAAGAGTCATGATTAGCCTTGAAGATCTTTGTATCCCTTGGTAAGGTGGGGTCGCTGGGCGGTTCTCTGGTTATGTCGCTGCCCCGGTATTTTTCCCTTCAGGAGATCCAATGCCCATACAATCAGTGGATAAGTTGGTTAGTGAGTTCAAAGCGATTATCCCGGTACTGTCTGCGCTGGCAGAAAAAGACCAAATCCAGTCATGCAATATTGTTATCGTAAAGACGGACGGGACAACCCAGCCGTTTAGGTTTATGAGGGATGAGGCGGTAGGATACTTCCTGACCGCCCTCGGTGCTCTGGAAGTAGAAAAGATGTATATAGCCGATCTTGTTATACAAATGGAAGGTATATGAAAGGATTTTTATGTCAGAATTCGAAGTCAAAGTTTATAAAATTGCAATCGAACCTCATCCTGACCAGGAGGCTCATTCAATCGAGCTGGCTCGCGTGGGCGACTTTCTTTCGGTAGTCCGTAAAGGGATGTACCAAGACGGTCAGCTGGCAGCCTATATTCCAGAGGCCGCCCTTTGTCCTCAAGCTATCCTCGAGACGCTTAACCTGGTTGGTGGCCTAGCAGGACCAGGACAAAACCGCGTCAAAGCGATCCGGCTGCGCAAGGTCCTAAGCCAGGGCTTGATCTATCCACCGAAGCCGGAATGGATCGAAGGCCAAGACGTCACCGAGGAACTCGGGATTACCAAATGGGAACCCAAGATCCCAGAGAGTATGTCGGGTATCCTGGCCGGTAGCGGTACCGTCCTGAAGTTCGATATCGAAAACATCAAGAAAGATCGTCTATATAAAGACGGAGACCAGGTTGTTTTCACAGAGAAGACCCATGGCACTTGCATGATTGTGGGCTATCACCGGGAAAATCAGCCCGGAAATACGGAGACTCCCTACTATGACGGTCACTTCCAGATTGGCACCAAGAACTCGACCCGCGACGGTTTCTTTTTCACACCTTGCGAGAAAAATGACTCCAAT